CAATATCTGCATCGCCTAGTTTTGCTATATCAGCGCCAAGGGCTTCGATCTCCTTGCCTACCTCTAGCGCTTCCCTAATACCACTTACCGCTGCCCTCGCCGAGGAGACAATCGGATCTGCCATGCTATGTCACTTTCTCTCCCCTGAAGAAAGCCTCGCCTTCAATCACTTCGCATAGTTCTGGCGGTAGTAGTTTACCGTTCCTAAAGGTCAGGACCGCAAAGCCAGAACACCAGTTCACGGGATTGGCCTCTGTGTAGGCAAACTGCTCGCCGTAAGGCTCTGCTAGGGTTCCCGTGTCTACGCCGTACCTACGCCCGTTATAGTCGCTCCACGGGGTTACTTTCAGTTGATGCAGGTGTCCGGTCACAATGCTCCGGCCTGACTTCATAGTGTTGTTGAAATTGGCATGAACACCGCCATGCCACCTATGCTTAATAACTACCGAGTCATTTATGTCTACTCGCCAGCCAGTATACCAACCAGGGAAGTAGTCAAACAGACTCATCATGTCTGTAAGTTCTGGAGCGTTGGCCGCGATCTTGGAAAACAATCGGGTATCGTGGTTGCCGAATGTCCAGAACTTCCTAGCGTTCTTGGATGCCTCTGCGATCTCATGTAAGCGATCCTGACAGGCTTCTATCTCTTGTTTGGCGGTAGGTACTGCCTGACCCATCAGAGGCGGGTGGCGGCTCACAGAGGCGCCGTCAAACACGTCTCCGTTCAGGACGACTGTCTTGGGCTTGAATTCCTTGAGCAGAGCAACGAACGCCCTATGCGCAACAGTAACTTCCCCAGGCCAATAGTGGCAATCAGAAGCAACAAGAACCATTCCATTGTCCACCTCATGCTCTAGAATTCTGCGGTTCTCAGGAACTATGGTCTTTTGAACCGTGTTCTGGGAGGCATTGAACGACGGCAAAGATACGCCGTGTTTGGACTCAATTGTGTTTCGTCGCCTGTAAACGGCGGTGACATCAATTCCTATTGCTTCCGCTACCCGTTTCGGGCTTCCAAGTTCCTTGAATAATTTTATGAACTGCTCGTCACTTACTTTTGACTCTGCCACGCACTCCTCCCAGTCGCATTTCGTCTATAGGCTCATGGGAACTTGTGTCGTACTGACAGGCCAAACGCACCGCGTCAGCAGGGGATAGTCCTAGGTGCATCGCAGCAATCGCAAAGTTAGCACCTGTCCCGATAGCCCAAAAGTCGTTCTTAATGCGAGCAGGAATCACGGTCCCCTCATAAACCCATAAACCGTCACTTCTGATCTCAAGAACGCACACGTCAGTATCGGAGTCGAGATCCCCTCCCGACTCCAACACTTGTAGCATTTTCAAGCATTTATCCCAATCTCCGCAAGCCCCGTATATAGAGTTTTTACCCCTACGGAGTTTCTCGACCAGGTAGAAAGAATCATCGCCGCTGACCATACTATCTGCGGCAATTTCTCCCGTAGATGCTTTAGCAGCGATTGTCGTCATTTCAGAGGCGGCTTCCCCATCCAGCCCCGCACCGTATCGGTCTCCATGATTCGGATGATAGACCAGACCAGCGAGAATAGGGCTGCAAGGGCTGGAAGGATGTCTGCAAGGGTTCCCAGTACGGTGACGATGGATAACCCGTCTACGACGTGCTTAACGCCTTCTTCGGTATGCTGTGCCATGATTAGGGTTTAACGGGCCAAGTAATGTCGTGGGGAAAGCCAGCCTGAGCAGGTACGTCACGCAGATTCTGACGGTACACCTCCCAGATGCCAGGGACATTCTGGTTCAGTTCTAGATTCTTAATCACGATCCAGTCAGTCTCAGCAATCAGGCGATCACGTTGCGCCCGTACTGCCTTGGCTGCTTCTGCGTCTTTGGCTGCTTTAGCCTCGTCATTCATGTCAGACACAGCCCACTTCCAGACCCATTTGCCAGCCACCTGCTCCACACCGTTCTTAAACGCTGTTTGGTAGCGAGTAACCGTTGGCGCTGGTGTCTCAAATACAGGATCTAGTCCTAGTTCGTCTACTAACTCAGGTGTCCAAACTTTAGGAAAGGACGTTCCTTTGTTGCGTGATCGAAATTCTCCTTGCGAGACAACCTCGCCAGTTGAGCGAATACGATACATGAGTTTCTCCTATCAGGCTATTGCCAAGTAAATAAAGGTTCCACCGTTAGCGTTTATTGCGTTTGGTGCTGTACTGCTAATTTCAAATCCAGAACTATAAGTGTCAATATAGTCTGTGCTTGTATCTTCTGCTGCTGTACTATTCATCAATAAAAACGGATCATTACCAGAAACAATTCCACGGGCAGTATCCCATACATACCAAGAACCCAACGAATCTGCACGCTTAATCATTACAAATCTTGCGCCTCCTGTGAATCCACAGTCAATCTGCTTTGTTGTACCAGACCCTGTGTATGATCCTACTTTAGATACGCCAGCAAGCGTTGCAAACAAATAACTAATGTACTTCACGCTTGAATTATTTAATCCAAGGTTTGTTCGTTCTGCAGTAAATGTTGTTGATGTAGGACTCCAGACATTGCTGCCTAATGATGTACCTGATCCAGTTGTGTTTAAATAGTATGTTTTTGTTGATGTTCCAGAGTGAAATACATACCAATCAGCATCATTAGTGGTTGTTCTACTTTTAGCGATAATTAGTTCAGGAGCAACTCCCAAATTATGTGTTATTGACTGACTTGAACCTCCATCTCCTGTCCACGCAACCATATCAAAAAACCCAGGCGCACGGCGAAAGTTCCAATATACGGAAGATGTTGAAGTCCAAAAATTATCAATAATTCCAGTATTGCTTGCAAAACCAATCAAATAGGGGCTGTCATTAGTTTCTGTTGAATTGTCTGTTGGTTTTAAATACGGAGCCCCTCGTAATCTATCAAACGCAGCCTTACTACCACCAGAGCGAGCAGAATTTATTGAAAGATCAACAGGAAACCCAGTTGTTAAAAGTTGATTTGCAGTTGGTGTGGCAATAACAGGCTCAAACACCTCTGTCCCAGCCTCAGGAGTTTTCATCGGGCCACGGCGAATGGCGATGTAGACGATTGTGGCGCTGACTCCGACTGCCTGATTATCTTTGAAACCTGTTGCTGTTGGAACAACCAAACCACTTGATCCCGATGATTCTGCGTTTGGAGTATTTGGAGCAAGCAAAGCATAGGTTGAGTTGCTCATGCCACGCATAACATCGTGTATTTGCCATCCGTCAGTTGAGTCTGAGCGTTTTAACAGTACCCATTGCGGTTCCCAGTCAAGGGTTACTGTAGCAAAACCGCTTCCGTCAGTAGTGTAAGACCCACACTTAATCACACTATCCGAACCAGAATCTCCAAAGCCACCTGCGTCATGGGCAAATAGGTAGGCGACGTAGGTAGCGCTATTGGTATTAAAGTCTGAACCAACAGTAAAAACTGTGCTTGTCGGTGCTGTATCGTTCCAAAACGTACTTGACGTAAATTCTGCGCCAGTTCCGTTTAGGTTTAATCCTTTTGTTGCCCCAACAGATCTATGATAAACCTTCCAACTACTGTCAGAATCTGTTCTTTTAACAATTACACAACCAGGGGTTGATCCAAGGTTGTGTGAAATATTTTGGCTACTATTACCATTCCCCGTATACGTCACCACATCAAAGAACTTCTCTGCCTTGCGGAATGTCCATGAGACATAAGGATCTCCAGAGGCATTTGACCCACTATCTCCAGAAGCAAGAGTAAACCCAGTAGTATTGAATGACGAAAAAGTTGGCCCAAAACTTTGCCCAGACGTTGTGTCTGAAGCCATGTAATATCCGGCCCCCCTTGCAGTATCTACAAGTCGATGATTTCTGGTGCCAGTTCTGGCCTTTATCCAAACAAAACCGCCTTCACCAGACAAATCTATGCCATTGGTGATGGTCTGTGTAGAATTGTTACCTGTATAAAGGTATGTGCTAAATACATCCTCAACGTATAAAAGTGCAGGAGCACCTGCTGTTGCTGATAATGCTTTCTTATTCAGCATTTACGCATCTCCTACACGAGCGCCATATACCTGTGTGCTTACTTTCCACAATACGATTGCCGTATAACCGCTAGTATTTAGCGTAGGTGCTACACCACCGTCTGTTTTCCAAACCACACCAGAGCCACCAAACGTGCTATCAGTCCAAGTCAGCGTGTAAGCAGTACCGTCATCCACCATCAGCATGATCGACTCACCTGCGGCAAAGTTTGTAGCCTTGGGGGTACGGGAAGCGCCTAGCGTGATGAGTTGCACAGAACCGTTACCTGGGTCGATCTCAAAGGCAGCGCCGTCTGTAATCGTGTATACGTCCTCTAGGATCGTTCCGATGATTGCAGGATCTGTCAGGGTCTTGCCAGTCAGGGTCTGCGTATCAGACGTACCGACAATAGTTCCGCTTGGCAGAGCCTTTCCGGAGTCCTTGATGATCTTCCCGGTCGTGCCAGTGAAGGCAGCGATGTTTCCGTCTGTGCTAGATGCGGGGCCACTTACGTCACCAGTTCCAGCAGAGGCAAACGACAGATTACCTGCGCCGTCGGTCTTGATGAACTGGCCGTTAGTACCATCCGTGTTCGGATAGGTCAGTCCCTTTAGTTTGCTAGTGCCAGACACTACAAGGTTGCCACCTACGGTTACGGAGTCACCGCCAGCGCCAGTCTCAAAGTCCTTCAACTGCGCCATGAGTTCGCGGATGGCGTTGTTTACGTCTGACGGAAGCATACCTTCCGCTAGGTTAATACCGTCAATGTCGGTGTTATCTGCTGCGGTAGATGAGTACTCGCTGATCTTGGTCTTGGGCACGTTATTCTCCTAAAAGTCCTTGCAATTGACCTGACTGATACAGGTAATTATAGAGTTGAGGGTTTGTGATGAGTGGGAATCGTTTTTGCAATTCCTGAAGTCTGCGAGCAGCAGCACCTGCTCCATAAGCCGCTTCTCCCATAACTCGTGGAGATGACGTTGCTAATGACATTGCCGCACCTGGGATTCCAGCCGCTCCGTATGCTAAATAACCTGTTGGAACTGCTGTGGCTGTCTGAAGGCCGCGGGGAGTAATGTTTGCAAGCGCCTGTCCAGCAAGCCCTGGCATAAACTCTTTACCACCAACCTTCTCTAATTCCTGACCAAGTTTTATACGTTGACCATAGTTTGTTTGAACATTGTCACGCATTAGGCTTTGCAGTTTGCGCATTGCCGTATCTGTAGATGACTTGCTGTTAAGGCTCAGAGTTTTCTGAATCTCCATGATCTTGTCAGAAGCCTCAGAGTAATCTTTCATCACCTTAGAGTATGTTGGCGCTTGCGCTTGTATTGTGTCTTTTACAGAGTTATACAAACTGCCGACAACGTTTCTTGCGCTCTTTTGCTCAATTGGAATTTGCTCTAAAACATCTCCAATCTTTTGCTTCATAGCATCAAAACCTTCTGGCGTATGAAACACGGCTGGATCTGAATTTTTCCAGTCGTCAACAATTGCCTGAGCCTTTTGTAGGTTTTGAGCCGCAGATTCTTTTAGAGTTTTCCCGCCAAAATTGACAATTCCAAACCCGTCTTTTATGGCCTTATCAATGTCATTAAACTCAAGCAATGAACGATCGTTTTTAATATCAACCATTCCAGAACGATATTCCGCTTGCTTCAAACGATTCATTTCTTGAAGGTTTGCTCGTGCAAGATCAAGAACTTTAGTTGGGTCTGCTCGACCAGAAATGTTTGCTCGGAACTGTTCGGCTGTTTTACCGCCTTTTTCTCCAGCCTGAAAAGCGCCTCTAATTGCCTCACGGCCAGCACCAGTTGTCATTCCAAGCACAGGAGCCGCAACTCTTCCTGCTAAATTTGCCGTACCAGCAACACCTCTTGCCGTCATTGCCAACGGGTCAACATAAGATGCAGCGGCCGCTAACGGACGGCCAACGGCTCTAGGGGCGGCCATAGCACCACCACTAAGCACAGTAGATAGGTCTGCAAGAACACCAGCAGGATCTTCTGCAATAGCGCGTTTTAGATTCTCTCCAGTACCATAACGATCTGCGTAAAACTTACCAACAGCACGAGCAGCATCACGGGACTGCTTATCCTCGCCAACTGCCTGAACAAATCTTTCTGGCAATGCGTTTTGCAGCGCACCAGCACCAACGTCAAGAATTGACTTTGCGGTTTCTGCTGGATTAGTGACCGCCGTAATGATGTCGCCAACTAAATTTTTGAGTGACGGCAAGAAATTTGTCACAGCGCCAGCGGCAACCTCTCCAGCGCTTAACGGAGCAGGAGGGGGAGGAGCCATAGACGATGCAATCTGAGCGAGACGCTCTGCCGCTTTTGTATCTCCAGCAGCATCAGCATTTCTCAACGCTTGCATTACATCTTCATACCTGTAATTTTGCGCCATATTATCTAGTCCTAGTATTCATGTACTTCTTAAGAAGTTCTGCGTCAGACTGACTTATTTTTGGAGCGGGAACAGGTGGAGATGGTGGCTCCGCAAATTGTGGCCTTGCAACTTCTGGAGGGGCTGCTCTTCCAGACGTAATGTAAGCAGATTGCAGAAGGTTGTTTAATCGTTTTTGCTTGTCCGCAACGGTAGCCGCATCTTCGCCTAGTTGCGGGAAGTACGACTGGCGATAACTCTCTAACTGTTCTTTTGTGTACGCAGCACCAGTACCCATTGTCAGGGCAGCATCAAGAATATCTAACTGAGCGTTTTCAATTCGCTTGCGGTCTGACGATGTAAGTTTTGTAGACAAGAAATCTGAGTTTGTCAGGTACTTAACAACGGTTGGCAATGCTTCCGGAGAAGCAGCCGGAGGGTTCTTCTTGGAAATATCAGAAATCTGTCCTAGGTTAAAGGCAATACGGTTCGTCAAGAACCCTGCTTTCCGTTCTTCTCCAGACGGAAGGTTTACAGTACTTGCACCAGCCCTAGCCATCTTTTCTTTAAACTGCTCAAACGACCCTTTGAATCCTTGGGCCAAAGCGTACTCATATTCTTGAATTGATGTTGGAGCGGCCTTTGGCTCTTTGACTAGCAGTTTCGCGTATTCAGCAGGATTGCTCATGCGCAGATATTCCATGACTGCCCGATCTGCCGCTCCTTGATCTGTTACTTGGCGCGTTGGCAATACATTTACGCCTTGTTGACCGTAGAAACCACCTTCTTGCGCTTCTGCGTCTGTAGAAGGAACGACTTTCTGCGTCCCAGTTGCCGCGGCAATACGCTCATCAAACGTCTGTCGTGCTTGGCGCATCCTCTCTGCTTCTTTTTGACGGGTTTGCATTTCACGAATTTGCATACCCTTTAACGCTTGGTCAATAGCGCCCTCTGCTGCTTGCTGGTAAGCGCCAAGACCGGCCGCACCAGCCTGTCCTAGCAGTTCGCCTGTGGTTCTACGAACCGGAGAGTAGCCGGAGCCAGCCAATAACTGTAGGCCAGCAGACAAAAGTCCAGACTGTAATTGCTGCTGACGAATCTTCTCAGGATCAAGTCCGAGCAGTCCGTAAAGTTCTTCGTTCATGTGCGTATCCTAGATAAGTGATAAGCGACGACGCTTAGGCATAGGTGCGCCACCAAGTAGCCCGTAAACAGGCGCGGCCAAAGACACTTCCTTGCCACGGTTCAGCATCGGGGGCGACACGCTAGTGCGGGTTCCACCTTGTTGCTGTGGAGACATCAGGCGAGCCATCTGTAGCGCTTGTCCAGCGCCAGGAGGCATTGCTGGCATCCCCATGTACTGAGGAAGGCTTGTGATTGTGTTTAGCGGCGCGTTCTGTAGGCCAGCGGAGATCGAGCGCATAGTAGCGCCTGACATATCTGCTTCTGGGCCAAAGCGTAAGAAGTTCTCAAACGCTTGTTGCTCTAGAGTCTTGGTCGCTGCTTCTGATGCCAGAGCCTCTGCCGCACCTTGTGTTCCAGCCGTTGTCGCCGCTTCTGTTGCCGCAACACTAGCCGCTTCTGTAGCCGCTACTTCTGCCGCTGTGGTAGCCGCTGCGGTTTCTGCTGCCGCCGCTGCTGCTGCCTCTGCCGCTGCAATCTCAGCCGCAGTTATAGCCGCCGTTTCTGCCGCCGCAGTTGCTGCTGTCGCCGCTGCCGCTTCTGCTGCGATAATTGGCTCGATTCCGCTCATGTTCTTATCCTAAGAGACCACCACCAAGAGCGCCCAATGCCGCGCCAGGAGCGCCACCAAGAGCGTAACCAGCCAAGCCACCACCAATAGCGCTACCGAGTTGGTTGCGGTACACAGGAGTGATCTGCTGCATACCTGACGGTGCACCATAAGCGGCTGAAAGGAACGACTGGAGGCGGGTGTAAGGAGCCTGTTGAGCAAAGTTGAAGCGGTTGACGGCATCTGCCAGAGCCATCTCCTGATAGCCTTCTGTCTGAGCGCCGACGTTAGCCAATTGCTGAATGTCTGCGTAGTCTGCCGCGGCTAGTTGCGGAGTCATGCCAAGAATTGCCTGTTGGCGAGCGCGTTCGTCTGCGTAGTTCTGATAACCCAGAGTCCCCGCTGCTCCTGTCAGAGCGCGAGCATATTCGCCCCCCGCCTGATTGAGAGCGCCTGTCATAGCGCCAGAACCGTAGCGGCCAGCGCGGGAGAAGTTGGATAGGGCTTGATTCACGGAACCCTGATACTGACGCTCTGCGGCCTCAAACCCAGGCTGGAGTGCCTGTTGGATGTACGGGTTAGCGCCTAAGAACTGACCTTGTGCTGTCTGGAGTGCGGTCTGTTGCGCTGCGGGAACGAGAGGATTCCCCATCATTGCTCGCTGTTGCGCTGCCGCAAGTGCGGTCTGCGTCTGCTGAGAAGGGCCGACAAAGGTCTGCCCAGGGTAGTATTCCAGCGTACCTGGTTGTGCGTAGAGACGCTGTGCTTCCGTCAGTCCGTACTGGACAAACGGCTTCATCGTCGGGTCTAGTTCAGTCCTTGTTACGGTATTCGTACCGCCGCCACCACCACTCATGTCAACTCCTTTACCCAAGTCCTGGGTCTGAAACCATGTTTAACTGCGACTCGATCCCAACCCTTACGGTGGGTGTCGAATGTCACCTTCTTAATGTTCGCCTCTCTGAGGGCTTTCCAGAACACTTCTGAGCCTTCTTCCAAGCGATCCCTAACCGCAGACCACAGACACCAGACATGGACTGTCTCTGGTCTGACCACTAGCACCATAAAACCTAGCGGTCTGTTTTCCTCCACAAATACCCACAGCAATGCCGCTTTACTCAAGCATTGCGCGTACACGTCCTCTGGTATCCAGTCCTCTGGGGACTTTCTGAGGATCGTTTCTAACCCTGGCTTTACAAACTGCCACCAAGACTTTAGTTCGTTGGGTTGTATAACCCGAATCTCAATCATCCGACTATGACGTAACCAAATGTTTTTCCAGAAATTGAGTTTGCCGGATGCGCCACCGTTGCAGAACCGTTGCTAACAGAGGAAACATACGGGTCAAAGAATACGTTAGTAGTGTAACCGTTTGTTGATACATAGTGCATAGTTGCAATCACAGACGGAGTAGCAGGACGGTCAGGGCTAGACTGCGTCGGGATAGCCTGTAGTGACACATCCGTACTGGTTGTCGACCACATGATCTCAACGTATTGATCTTTTGCCAGATCAACATAAATGTTTAGCGCGGCAATCAACGCACCGTCTACACCGCCGTGACTGTTTGGCACAGAAAACTGACTGTTGCTGTTGGCAATGTTTGTCCCACTCTTGCGGAACCATACGCTTACGTCCTGAATCTGCACGTTGGCGTTCAGAAACTGTGCGCTGAACTGCAGGTTATAAATCCCAGAGTAGCCAGCCACTAGACGAGAGTTATTGGACAGCGTCACACCGTCGGTAAAGTCCGTGGTGTTGAACGTCATCGCGTACGCGGTTGTCGTGCTTGCCGCCGTCTGGTCAGCAGTACTACTAAACGATCCGTAGGGAAACTCTTGGCTAGACGCTGTGATTGATGACGGCACAAGAATTATCTTGCTGTCGTAACCGATCCGAGCGTCTGTGATTGTGGTGCTTGTCGCCCCGCCAGTCGCCATTGTGAACGTGCCAGTATTGTTGGTCTTACCGTTCATAATGTTGTTCACAACCTCAGAGATCTCTCGCGGAGAGCCTCCTTGGTATGGCAGGACGCGAAACGTCATCTTGTGCCAGCCCCAACCATATCTACGTCAATGCCAATCGCAGTCGTCCAGTTGCCTGACGGCTGAATAGAGACCCTGTGATACCGTCCTGTCGTCCTAAAGGCTGCTCGACCCTCAGAGTCTGCCGCCGTGTATGCGCTAAATGTGACGTTTGCTGACAACTGGTTGCGGGTTGCATAAGCCACCGCAGCAGAACCACCGTCTACAAGGGGGCGGCTCATGTTGATTGTGGAGATATTGCCAGGAACCTCTAGGTCGCCAGTTGTAATCGTTCCGGTTACGTTTGCACCCGAAAAGGTTACGATTCTTGCGCCAGAACCGCCTACAAACTGCGATTTACCGCCAGTCCACACCCGTGAGTCAAGGCTTATGCCAATGCTGTCTAACGTACCAAAAGCATCTAACGACTCAAGCGTATAGGCAGGAGTAGCAGACTGAGCCACAAAACTAGCCGTTGTCGTGGCGTGTGACCACTTTTTCAGTTCAAAGTTGTAGATGATGAGGCTGTCTACGTCGTCGTTGCCGCCAGCGCTAGGATATGCCCAGATAATCAGGTTCTTGATCGGGTCAACCGTAGCGGACATCTTGTACAGGTATGACTCGTCCACGTCTGCAAAGAAGTAGCGGTCAACCTTCTCAGCGCCAATCGGAATAATCTGCGTTCCGTCGCAAGCGTAGAAGCCGTCGTCACCTAGGAAGTAGGTGATACCTTGGTACTGAACAATCGAGTTTGGCTCAAAGCACCCAAGGTTACGAGAGATGTTGTCAAACTGGAAGATCGCCGGAGTACCAACGTAAGACATCCGGTACACCGACTTTTCCA